TTCGCAGGAACAACTACAAAGCCAGCAGCTTTCTCATAATATATACATTTATACGGGGGCACTCGCCCCCCTTTTTTATATGGCACAAATATCTTACGGAGTGTCTACCGAACTAGATGCTGTAAATTCAATCCTGATGAGCGTTGGAGAAACCCCAGTTAATACATTAACGGTGCAGAGCCCCGAAGTGGCTATAGCACAAAAGACTCTAAGGCAAGTCTGCCGTGAGATACAAGCTGAGGGATGGTCATACAACACAGAGAACCAGTATCCTATAGACCTCGATACAAACAACCAGTGTATCATACCAAACAATGTCCTACAACTAGACCTAAATATCTTTGAACACGGTAAAGATTATGATATAGTTAGACGTAGTGACAATGGTGTAATGAAGGTATATGATAAAAAGAACCATACCTTTACCTTTGAAAATTGTAGTAAATTATATTTCGATATTATATGGATGTTAGATTTTGAAGATCTACCACAAGCATTTAAAGATTATATTAGTATCAGAGCATCCAGAATCGCCTCTAACCGTATGATAAACAGTCAGCCATCTGCTAAGTTATTAGAAGCAGACGAAGCTGCTGCAAGAGCCTTAGCGATGGAGTATGAGATGAAACAATCTGACCATAATATCTTTAGTGACTTCCAATATCAACAAGATGCTAACACCGTATACAGACCATTTAAAGTACTAAGAAGAATGTAATGGCAGCAATCAACCAACGTATTCCTAACTTTCTAGGAGGTGTATCTCAACAGCCAGATAAAATTAAATTTCCAGGACAGTTAAGAGTATGTGATAACGCTGTCCCAGATGTTACATTTGGTTTAAAAAAACGTCCTCCTGCAGAGTTTGTAGGAACACTTAGCCAAGCCAATTCAACAGGGCATTGGTATGACATAATTAGAGATGGTGATGAAAAGTATATTGTACAAATCACTCCATCTAACACTGGTAGTATGCCTATACGGGTATGGGATCTAGCTGATGGTACTGAAAAATCTCTGACAAATTCTAGCGGGGATTCTCTTTTTCAATATTTAGCTGGAGCTACATCACCCTATGCAGTTACCACAATCCAAGACTATACTATAATAGCTAACCCAGATAAAGTTGTAGGTAAATCTACAGCAACTACAGACGCACCAATTAACAATGGAGATTACTCATTTGCTAGGCTGGATACTGTTGCTTACAATACTGAATATATTTTATATCATGGTACAGCTCCCACACCCAATACATTTTTCAGAGTTACTTCTGTAAAGGTAGATGTTCAAGGAGTTGTAAGTGAAATTAATATAACTAACCAAGGTGATGGTTATACTGGAGGAGCTCCAAGTATTACCATTAGTGGTGGTGGTGGTACTGGAGCTACAGCAAAAGGTATCGTTGAAGATAATAAACTTGTAAGAATTGATATAACCGATTCTGGAAGTGGTTACACATCAGTCCCTACTGTTCAAATTGGTGGCCCAGCAACTGGTAGTAATACTGCAGCTGCTACGGCTGTTTTGGGTAGTGGTTCTACATGGACAAGTGGTAATGAAAACCAAGCTAAATCAGGTACTATAACTTGGTCATTTTCTGGAGGATCTGCGGTTGATACAACAGGTGCTCAAGTAGGTGGCTCAAATATTACAGAAAATATTGAAGGAAGTTTGCAAGTAAACGGTGCTAGTTATATTGCAGCTAACATTGAAAACTTTAATGGCAGTAGTACGTCAAGTGCTGATTTTTTAGGTTACACGCAAGATTACGATATTAGATATACAGCTACGGTAACACTAAAAGATGGTGGTTTAATTAAATCAACTAACAAATCTACAGCAGAGGGATTGTTTGTAGATGTAACTGTAGAAGGAGTAAAGTATCGTGTATCCGTTGAAGCTGTTGAACCAGTAACAACATATCAAGATGTGTCTGGTATAGGCTACCACAAAACACCTAAAAACCCAGAGAACGGTGCTATATCTATGGCTACTATTCTTAATGGATTAAAAACTTCTGTTAACAGTTCGTTACCTAATGTAACAGCTGAAGTGATTGGTAGTGGTTTATATATGCACGGATCGTCTGCAAGTAGTGTAAACTTTCTTGGTGGTGCTGTTAACGAAAACATGAGTGTGATCGGTCAAAGAGCACAAGATATTACTAGACTACCTGCCATGAATAAGCAAGGTTATGTAGCTCAAATATCAAATGCAGCTGACCTAGAAACAGACGATTACTATGTAAAGTTTGAAGCTAATAATGGTGTGTCTGGAGCAGGTAGCTACGAAGAAACTGTACGACCTCACAACTTTGATGGTTCTGGTAGTGATGATATGTTAAAGGGTTTTGACCCTGCAACAATGCCACATGCTTTGATAAACAACCGTAACGGTACATTTAGTTTTGTCAAGCTAGATGAGGCTACTGCAAACGCTGCTAACAATGATAACTATTGGAAAGATAGAGATGTAGGTGATGACGTATCTAATCCTTATCCTACATTTACTGGAGAAAAAATACAGGAAATGTTTTTTCACAGAAATAGATTAGGTTTTGTTTCTGGAGAGAATATAATACTGAGCCAGCCAGGAAGCTATTTTAACTTTTTTATAGTATCTGCTATATCTTTCAGTGATGACAACCCTATAGATATTACAGTATCTGATGTCAAGCCAGCATTTATTAACCACGTCTTACCAATACAAAAAGGTTTGATGATGTTTAGTGATAATGGTCAATTCTTACTATTTACAGAGTCAGATATATTTAGTCCTAAAACTGCTAGGTTAAAAAAGGTAGCTAGTTACGAGTGTGACTCCTCCATACAACCTGTAGATTTAGGTACATCTATACTATTTACATCAAACGTAGCAGCATATGCTAGAGCATTTGAAGCTACAATTATAGATGATGATACACCTCCACAGATTGTAGAACAAACAAGAGTTGTACCAGAATTTTTACCTAAAGATATAACTAAATCTGCTAATTCTACAGCTATAGGTATTGTTAGCTATAGTAAAAAAGGAGATACTGCTGTATATCACTATAAATACTACAATGCAGGTAACAAACGTGAACAATCAGCGTGGTATAGCTGGACATTAACAGGTACAGCACAGCATACATTGTATACAGGTGGTAGTTTTTTTGCAGTTACATTTCATGATAACTCATATAAATTATGTAGATACGAATATGTTACAGATGCAGACAGTACTAGAGCATATGTGCTAGGAACAGGCACTGTTGGTTCACCACTTGAAACTTCAAGACAGTTTGAGGCACATTTAGATATGATGACCATAGCTACAAACGTAGCTGGATCAGCTCAAACAACTACAGCTCCAGAAAAAACTGTATTACGTATACCATATGTACCTGCAAACACTACAAATTTATTTATGGTAGGTTTGTCTGGTAATGACAGTGACGGTAATTCTATTGCTGGTACAGTTAGACAGGCTGATGCTGTAGGTTCTGTTACTATATCTGGAGTTGTGCATGGTACAGTTACATTTAACAATATTAACTTACACAGTGCAGCAAAGATTGCTGTAGGTTACAAATATACAAGTATTATTGAATTACCAACATATTATCTAAACGTGGGTCAAAACGTCTATGATGTGGACGGAGATCTACGTATAAATGGCATCAACTTTGAGTTAGGTGTAGGTGGCCCTATAGAGTTTCATCTTACATCACCCTACTCATATGTAGACGCTAGTGGTAATGTTACTAAAGATATAGACGATTATGTACAATTTGAGTCTGGTATATTATCTAATTCTTCTGTATTTGATAAGCCTCCTGCAGAGTTAGCTCGAAGTGTAAGAGTACCTATACAACGTAAGAACGAAAAATATACCCTACAAATACAAATACCTGACCCCTTTTCTACCGCCATAATCTCAGGAAGCTGGGACGGCATTTACCATAACAGACGACATGTACGAAGGTAAGTATATTCAGACTTGCACACCAGAGTTAGCTCTAAGTGTAGGTCTGAACTTACGCTATGAAGATAGACGTGAGACAGAGGAGACTTCTGGTTTATGTGCAGAGGCTTCTATAATTGAATCTTTTTATAATTCAGCATATTCTGTATATTTTAAGGTTCCCAACGGCAAGGCTGCTGGAGTGGCAGGAGTGACTCCACAGAATGTAATATGGATGCTATGTACTGATGCTAGTACAGAATATCCACACACATTTGTGCGGGAAGCTAAACGCTGGGTAAACAGTTTACTCAATCCTTACTTATTCAATCAAGCAGATATGCGGAATGAATCACACATAAAACTACTAAAACTTTTAGGATTTACCTTTATCAAATATCATGTTTACAATGGAGTCCCCTTAATACAATTTATTAAACCATGTGCAACCCCCTAGCGATAGGTATAGCTGTAGGTGGTGCTCAAGCTGTAACTGGTATTGCTGAACAGAACAGGGCACATCGAGCAAGAGTCGATGCTGTCAACCGTTCTAATGCAATGGCAAGACAAAAGTACATAAATGATATAACAATATCAGCCTTCAACGACCAACGCAAAGGTGAAGTATTTACCGCACAGTTACAAGCTGACGCAGCAGCTAGATCGGCATACTATAATAAGAAGAACATTAACCAAATAGAAGCTAACAGAGCTTCTGAGGCTGCTCAAGCAGAGTTACGTGAGAAAGTAAACAAGACTATGTTTGAGAGTCAAACTAATTTAGCAAAAGCAATACAAGCTCAAGGAACAGTATTGGCCAGTGGACAACAATCTGGACAATCCATGATGCTAACATTAGATCAAGCCGAAAGAGAGTTTGGGTTTGAACAAGCACAACTGGATGCTACAGTATATGATGCTACTAGAGCATACGGTATAAAACAATTTGGTATAGACTTAGATCAGTACTCTTCAAATGTATCTGCATATAATGCTATTACAACGACTGCATCAGTTGCTCCATCCGCATCCTTTAAAACAATACGACCAGTAGAACAGAAAGCACCTCCTAAACCATCTCCACTTGGCCCAATCCTTGGCGGTATAAGTACTGCAATAGGTACAGCTGGAACATTAGGTGGTGAAAATTATTTTAAAGACAACTTTTTTTCATAAATAATAATGGCATATACACCCAGTACTAAAGCTGTTAACTTTAAAAATAGAGCGGTAGTTGATGTGTCTACGGACATTAGCAGAAAAGCAAAACAACTAGATTCACAAAGAGCTCAAGATGTTAACAACTTCCAACGGCAAGCTGCTGGACAACTTACTGAGTTACAAAGACAAGATCAAGTACTTTCAGCAAACGATCAATTTCAAATAAAACAGTTAGGTCAATTTAGTAATTATCTAAACGACTTGATGAAAACATCAGCCGAACAATTAGGTAAAGCATACATTGATGCTAAACGTGAAGAAGGTATAGACCTAGCTCGTAGAGTTGCATCAGGTGATGAAGAGGCTATTGCTAAAGTAGCTTTACAAGAAGAACAACTTGATGAAATTGAGAAAAAAATAGAAGAACAAAAACGTAAAGCTATAGAATCTAGTAAAGTATTTTTAGAAGATGAAGCTAGATTAAATTTAACACAAAAGTATCAAGCCTTAAACATAAGAAAACTTGGTTCTAATGTAGCTTACGGTTACATGAAAGGGCATTTTAATGAAGCTGCATTAGGTTACAAACCTCATTTAGAAGCAGAGTTAAAATCTAGTGAAGAGATGATACCACTACCAGAAAGTTTAGGTGGTGGAGAAGTTATGATAAAAGATTATAACAAACTAACTGATCCTAAAATTAAAGGTTATATTGAAAGTTATATAGAAAATCAATATATTGCAAATAACAACCCATTTGGAGCAAAAGATAGTGTAGTCTATCGTTACCTAACTAAAAAAGTTACACAAACAACAGATGAGTATAGAGAAGAAGAGTATCAAAGAGATAAGAGAATAATTGGTGATGAGGAGATTTTAGATAGAAGAACTAGACTATTTTCTACAGCTGCAGGTTTTGAGTTTGACGAAACTATAGATTATACAAAACCAGAAAATGTATTAGATGGGCCAGTAAAAGATGCTGGAGATGTGATACAAGAAATGTTAAACCTAGGGCCACTTAGTCATGAAATGAGAGGTTCTGCTGGTAGTAATCTTGCTAACAGAGAACAGGTAATTAAAGATTTAACTACATGGATAACAAATGCTGATTCTGATACTAGAAATGAAATAAAACAGTATTTAGAGCAAAAGAAATTTAATCTGCCAGGACAAGGTGAAAAGTTGTTAAGCGAGCATTTTGTAGGTGATTTTGATATTGATAAAATTATAGCTGATGCAGAGAAAATAGACTCTGATAAAGCAGCAGCTTTTCAAACAATAGGTAAACGTAGATTTAATGATGGTATAAATGAGTTAAAAAATAAGTATCGTAATGGTATAGATCATGATAACAACCCATCTACACCTAACGTAGATTTTTCATTAGAAGATTACAAAGATGGACTTGATGAGTTTCTTGCTGCAAATCCTGATCTTCAAAGTTTAGATAATTATGATACATTAATTGAAACAGCACGAGAATGGGAGCCTATACAATTAACAGAAAAAGCATCTTTAAAATATTACAACCAGATTAAAGTTGTAAAAGGAGAAATTACTAGAGACGAGTATAACAGACTTCATCCTACTATTAAAGCCTTGGCTAGAAAAGACGGTATACTTGTTGAAGGTGCTTGGGGTTTTGAGGAAGAAGGTTATAAGGAAGCACTATCTTCTGCTAATGATCGTGTATCAAAAGAACTAAAAGATATAGCTGGAGCTAATAAAACTAACAGTGACTTTGTTACAAATAGTGTTGATGATGCAATAGCATATGCTGAATCTGAGTTAGTTGTAATAGCTAAACAATTTTGGGCTACTGAAAAGTATACAACTAAAGCTCAAGCGTTAGATGCAGCTGCTAAGTTTATGGTTCAAGAGATGAAGGCAAATAAAAATAATAGAGATTCTACTTATTACTTTGATACCTCAGAAGGTTTTACAAACACAAACCCAGATAAAATTGTAGATGCACAGTTATTATTAAATGATAGTATTATAGCTAGAGATAAATTAGTTAATGAAATTACTTACAATAATGGTGATGCTATTAGTGAAAAAAATTTAATTAGCTTACAAGGGTTAGAACCTGTTAGAAATGACAAAGGTAAAATTATAGGATTTAGTGCTTCGGTTACACAAGTACAAAAACTTGACACTTTTGCTAGACCTAAATACGAAATAGTAAATGCTCAAATATTAGCTGCTGGCGGTACAAAAGACGATTTAATTAAACTAGAAGATCTTGATGAAGCCTCACAAACCATAGCTAAAGAGTTAGAAGAAAGATTCCCACATCTACGTGCAGCTTTAAACTCTGACAGCACAATGGAAAAAGAAAGTGCTATAGATGAAATGGGTGCTATTTCTACAGCTTATATTGCTAATTCATTGTATAATGTACCTATTAATGAGGGTGATTTAGTTAAAATACTAAATGACAAAGGTATTAGTATGGAAGATTACAATAGTAATGTAGAGCTAAAAGAAAAAATACGTGGTGAATACATTAATGACTTAATAGTAACTGCTGTAGGTACTACCGATAATAAAAATGAGGCTATACTAAAAGTAGCATATTCGTTTAAAAACGGTAAGGAAAACATGGGTCAGTACAAAAGTATGATGACCAACAACAGTTTAACTGATAAGATTATGGATGATAAAGATTTTTCGTTTGGTATACTAAATAGTTACTATTCTGGAGATACATCTAATCTTTCTGATGGTTTTCCATCTATGAATATAACTGCTGTAGAAGAAAGAGGTACATCATTAAGTAAATATATTAAGGAATCTGGTACAGGTACTGTAGAAGATTTAAACACTCAGCTAAAAACTATTAATAATTTAGAACCAGAAAAATATGTTAAAGTTAATTTTAGTGGTGAAATAATAGAAGTCCAAAACGAAGAACATGTTAAGTGGCAAAAACATAAAACTTTAATTGAAAACAAAATTGCAGGTCAAACAATTTTATCTGATGACCATAAGAGTTGGGATGGTACAAATTGGAAACCAAGTGTTGATGACTTAGCTACTATTAAGTTAATGATTAGAACTCCACACTTTAACCAAGGTAAAGTTGCTAACTCTCTTGATGATCCTTATAACGCATTAATACAAAAATTCCAAAAACAGGATAAATATGCTTTTAGCAAAACTATAGATGAATTAGGTTTTCTTTCTGTGATAAACCCTTTTGATGATAGAGCGGTAGTTGCTGAAAGAGAAATGAAACAAAGATTTTACAATTTTCTTAGAAAGGAGCTAAAGATCAATGAGTGATAACTTAATTCAAAACTCAGACGAATCGGTACTACAAGGTCATAACGATCTAGTACACGATCAAACTAACTGGGAAGCATATGCAGAACAGGCAAGAGAGGCAGTATCAGTTGAAGAACAGCAAGCTGAAATGCTTAAACAACAAGGTGTAGATGAAAGTAAAGAACAAGGTTTTATAGCAAACAATCCAATACAAGCTGTAGGAGAAGTAGCTTCTGCTGTAGTAGGTGGCGGTATAGATGCTGTAGAAAGTGTTGGTAGTATTCTTAAATTAAGTGGTGATACAATACAAACTGGTATATCTACTTTATATGGATCACAAGATTTACAAGACCCTTCTACCAATATATTTCATAAAGACTATTCTAGTAAAACAGATATTATACCTGACCATCTTACACCACAAAATAGATCTGGTCTAGGTAGACTTACAAGAGGTTTAGTAGAGTTTGGTTTACTTTCTTGGGCTACAGCTGGAGCTGGTAGTGCAATAGGTACAGGAGCTAAGGCTGCTAAACTAGGTACTTACGGTGGTAGATTTGGTAAAGCATTAGGATTAGCAAAACCTAGTGGTAAAGTTGTAAAGTTTTTATCTACTGGTAAAGGTAAAGCTATAGGTAAATTTGGTAAGGTTGCATCTGAAGGTGGTGTTGCTGACTTAATTACACAAAGTTCTGAGATGGGTAACATAGCAAACCTTGTTAATGAACATGCTCCTTTTCTACCACTTAGCGAAGCCTTGTCTGTTCAAGAAGATGATAACCCTTGGTTAGCCAGGATTAAGACAGTTGCTGCAGGAGCTGGTATGAACATTACAGGACACTACTTAATAGGTCTTGTAAAAGGTATGAAAGCTGCTAAAAAAGCTAAAGCTGCTGGTAAGACTGTTGAAGAATCTAATATAGCTGGTACTAAAGAACTAGAAAAAACTGTTAAAAAAGGTGTTAAGGAAGATGCCTTAGCTAACACAGAAAGAGCTGACCAAGAGTTTGTAAAAGGTAATGGTATACGTGATAACAGAGATTATTTAGATGAATATTTAAAAGAGCATTTAGATCAAGACGAATATACATTATTACAACAATTATATGTAGGTAAAAAAGTCAACACAGGTGCAATAGATACTCGTGGTAGAGGTACATTTTATCATGGTACACGTCAACAATTTACTTTAGATAAAGACTATAATGCTTTAGAAGAAGGTGTTACTCATGGTATTTATGGTGATGGTTTATACACTACAGAAGATTTTGTTACAGCTAAAAAGTACACTAAGAAAGGTCTAAAAGAAGCTAAAGCTAGAGGTGAAAAAACTAAACCTATAGTATATAGAGGTATAGAATCAGCTGACGTAAAGTTTATAGACTTAGATAAACCTATAGATTCTGAAGCAAAAAATTTTATTGAAAATTATATTAATGCTACAGATGATGCAAGATTGTCAGAAAATGCGTTTCAAAATGCAGTTAGTGATGCTTACGATAATATAGATGATGATGCTAGTCTTGGGGAGTTTTTAGATGAGTTACGTAACGTAATTAAGAATGATAATTTTGTTGATGATGGTGTATCTTGGGATGGTATAAATGAGTGGTTTATCAATCCATTTAAAGAAAGATTTAAAGAATTAGGATTTGGTGGTTTTACTCATGAAGGTGGTTATAAGGCTGGTAAAGGTAAACGTCTACATCAAGTACGTATTTATTGGAATCCTGCTGAACAACTTAACTTACAAAAAGCAGACCCAAAAGCAGCAGAAATATCACAGATAATAAAAAATGCTAAACAAATAGGAGCATCAAAAGGTGACGTTTGGGATGACAACTTAGGTAGAAGTAGTAAGCAAGAGTCCGTTGACAGGTTTCGTAAACCAGACCCAACCAACAACCCAGAGAAGTTTGACGACTCTGCAAGGGCTACTACAAGCATGGAGATAGACGGTAAGAATCCTGTAGTCAAAAACTTAAACGAGTCTGCTATACAAAACAAAATAGGTAACAGACCAGTAAGTTCTACTAATATATTGACAGAAACTGCACTTAGAGAAATGTCTATGGGTGACAAAAACATCCGTCAGTACATTCTAGAAATAGCAGAAAATATATCAGAAAAAGCATTTCAAGACATTGATACTGCTATGCCCTACGCAGAAGTTAAGGCTAGTATTATTAGACAAATGCGAGAGATCTATGGTATGTTATCAGCTGATGATGGTGTCAACCAGATTAGAAACTTATTTGGTACAGAAGGTTCTGATAACTTTATTCAATGGGTACATGACGGTAACAAAATAGTTACTGGTACTGGTCAACAAAAGGCAGCTCTTGGATTAGTTATACAAACTCTAGCTAAACAACTATCTGACATATCATCTGGTACACTACAGCTACCCAAGCGTGTTAATAAGAAAAGACAGATACAGATGATTCTGGACAGAATGGAAATAGCCATGATTGAACACAAAAAGATTGGCTGGATGACAGGTAACGAATTGGCTGTACAGAAAGGTATATTTGAAACTTCGGGTGGATTTAGAAAAAGAGTAACTAGAAATCTAAAACGTATAGAATCTCAGCAAAAACAATACCGAAAAAATTTGGAAGAGTTAGCTGATGACACTAACAACCCAGATAAGCTAAATGATTTGATTGAGTTATATGCTGCCTCTGACGGTAACATTAACACACTTGAACATATTAATGACTATTTAAGGTTTAGATTTGGTAGTGTTTTAGGTGGTACTATAGATGGTAACAGGATTAGTCCACGACTATACACAGAGTTAACATCAACTTACTACAACTCAATACTTAGTAGTTTAAAAACTCCTATTAGAGCTATAGTTGGTACTAACTTTATCACACTTTTACGTCCGTTTACAGCATATATTGGGGCTAGAATAGCTGGTGATAAACAGACTGCAGCAATAGCAGCAGCTGGTATAGATGCTATAGGTAAGGCATATACAGAAGGTTTAGATATGTTTATGTATAACTTTAAAAATGGCATGAACAGAAAGAACCAAAGTTATGTAGGACGTTTTGACCAAGCTAAAGATATAGCTGAACTACATCGTCAAAAACGATTACTTGATAAGTATGGTACTGATAACCAAAAACGTGCATATGCAGTTTTAACTACTATAGCTGACTTCAATACAAACCCATTTGTAAGATTTAGTCAAAATGCTATGGGAGCTGGTGACGCTATGGCTCGTACAGTTATTGGTAGACTAGAAATGCGTATGAGAGCTGCTAGAGAAGGTATAGAACAAGGTGTAGATATTAAAAATCTAACTGAATATGCAGCTAAAAAAGAAGTTGATTTTAGAAATATGATCTTTAAAGAAAAAGATGGTAAGTTTATTATCAGCGATGAGGCAGCTCAGATGGCTGGAAACGAAGCTACACTAACTACAGCTTTACCTGACAGTTTAAGAATATTTGAAAATTTAAACAAAATTCCTGGCGGTCTATTTTTCTTCCCATTTGTACGTACAGGTTATAATGCTTTACGTTTAAGCTGGGCTCATACACCTTTAGAGATGATAACCACAAAGTTTGCAAATATCATGTCTGAAAAACCTAACTGGGATGTATTAGCAGAGTATGGTATTACTAAAGGTACACTAAAACAAGAACAAGCCCTTATAAAAGGTCGTATAGCAATAGGAACTACCTTTATTGGAGCAGCTGCAGCAGCAGCTTATGCTGGTAATCTATATGGTGACTTACCATTTGATAAAGAAACTAGAGATCTTTGGAGATTACAGGGTATACAGCCATATTCATTCAAAGCAAGAGTAGGAGATCGTGATGTTTACATATCTTACAGAGATGTAGAACCTTTTAACACATTATTAGCTGCTACTGCTAACTTTGCTAACTATCAACACGTACTTGGCACAGATTGGCGAGATGAATGGGGTGAAAAGCTAGTATGGATGGCTACTGCAGTCTTTGTTGATAAGTCTATGTTAGCTGGTGTAGAAGATCTTGCTGTATTATTAAATGCAGACTCTGCAGGTGGTCAAGTTAGTAACATATTTACACGAGGTCTACGTACTATGGCCCCAGGATATGGTATTTTAGGTCAACTTGGTGACATTGTAGACGCTAATGAGAAAGAAGCTAATACATTTTTAGAGACTTTACGCAAACGTGACTTTATATTTAAGTCTACCATACCTCCTAAGTATGATATATTAGCAAAAGATAGGTCAGGTGTGCCGTATGTAGCCCCTGTAGGCAGTCCTTTTTGGCGTATATTTAACTCATTTAGCCCTATTGCTATAACAGCACCTGACGGGGACTTTGTAAAAGAAGGATTGATGGAAATGAGCTTTAATTTACCTGAGATTATGGACACATACAAAGGTGTAAAGCTAACTTCTAAAGAAAAATCTGAGTTATCTAAGTATATGTCTATGGGTGATCTTAGACAAAGGTTAGAAAACATCATGGCTGAGGGTGGTACATGGAGAAAAGAGCTTGATTTATATAAGAGTAGAGGTTTACGTCAGACCGAGTTCAAACTATATGAACAAAGATTCTATAGATTGATTGCTGAAGAGTTTAGAAGAGCTAAAAAAATAGCTTGGGCTGAACTACGTAGGAACAATCCAGACTTAGATCTTAAGTTTAGAGAGAGAACAGATCAAAGGTTGATAGGTAAACAAGGTAATTATGATGCAATAGAAAACTTAATTTATAAATTTCCAAAATAACATTGATTATCAATGGCAGTCACAACTAAAAAACTTTTCCCTGCCACATCTAATGCAACTACAACTGTATTTGACAACGTAGGGATACAACTGAATAACCAAGATGATCTAGATGTTTATGTCACATTGTCGGGTGGTACTAGAGTGCTACAGCTACGCCAGTCTACTGGTAGTACTGCACAATCTACTCACCCACAGGTGAACAATACAGACGGATTATACTTCCCTGCCGTTACAGCAGGTACAACTTTATATAACTACACGCTTTCCACTGATAACAATACAATTACGTTCAACTCTGCCCTACCGCAAGATGCAGTAGTATTCTGTGAGCGTAGAACAAGAGATGCAGACAGTACATATACAACTTTTGCAAGTGGCAGTACCATAAGAGCCACAGATCTTAACAACTCTTCTACTGAGTCTAACTTTACAGCACAAGACGGTAGAAATAAAGCACTGACTATAGAGGGTGTCTTGTTTAGAGGAGATCAAGCAAGTACAAATTTTGTTACAACAGATCATATTGTCAATGGTACTATTGTAGAAGCTGATATAGCAAACTCAGCAGTTACATCAAATAAAATTGCAGACAATGCAGTTACAACTACTGAAATACTTAATGGTGCGGTAACTAGAGCAAAACTAGAAGCTGACATTATTGATGGAACAAAATTAGCAGACAATGCAGTTAATTCTGAACACTATACTGACGGATCTATTGATCGTGAGCATTTAGCAGCCGACATTGTAGATGGTACAAAAATAGCTGACGATGTAATTAATTCAGAGCACTATGTAGCTGGTTCTATTGACCATGAACATTTAGCTAATGACATAATAGATGGAGATAATATACAAGATGATGTTGTTAACTCTGAGCATATTGCAGCTGGAGCTTTAGATAATGAGCATTATGCGGCTGGATCTATAACATCTGATAAATTAAGTGGTGCAACTGTTGTTACTAACAGTGAGCAGTCTGGTTACAGTGTTAATGATACTTCTTTCTTTACAACTTCTGCTGCTGAAGCTAGATACTTTAATGCTTCAACTGGAGAAACTATTAAAGATGGTGAGACATTTCCAGACAACGATACTACGATTGCTACAACCGCAGCTATTAATGACAGGATAATTGACTTAGTTGAAGAAGTTGGTGGCTTTGTACCTATAGCAAATGAAACATCTTTCCCTGCAACTAACCCTGATATAAACCTTAGTGGTTCTGCAAAAGGTGGGACTATAGTTTCTGTTCAAGCAGCATCAACAGCTTTAACTGCACAATCAGGAACAACTCTAACTATTGCAAATGGTAGAGGAACAGGTAACGCAGTTATTATCACAGGTGTATCTGCAACCATACCTCAAGGTTTTGGATTTTTAGTAGAAACTACACAAACAGATCATACATACGCATTTCATAGACTTGTACCAAAAGCAACAGAGGTTACAACTGTAGCTGGTAAGGCAACAGAGATAGGCAGACTTGGTACAGCAGCAGCTGTTGAAGATATGTCAATACTTGGTACAACCGATGTTGTAGCTGACATGGCTATACTAGGCACAGCTGATGTAGTATCCGACATGAATACATTAGGTACTGCTGACGTTGTAGCGGACATGAATACACTTGCAGTAACCAGTGTTATTAATGACATGGATACTGTAGCTACTAACGTGACTAACGTAAATAATGTTGGTGGCAGTATTGCAAACGTAAACACAACTGCTGGGTCAATAGCTAATGTTAATACTGTTGCTGGGTCAATAAGTAACGTTAATACAGTCGGTGGTGCTATATCCAACGTAAATAATGTTGGTGGCTCTATAACTAATGTAAATACAGTTGCAACTAACCTAGCTAGTGTTAACAACTTTGCTAATCAATACCGTATAGGCTCAAGTAACCCTACAACTAGCTTAGATACAGGAGACTTGTTTTTTAACACTACATCTAACTCCCTTAAGGTTTATACAGGTAGTGCTTGGGTAGATGGTGTAACAACTACAGGTGACTTTGCTCTTAAAACTGGTAATACATTTACTGGTAGTAACATATATAACGACAACGTAAAAGCTCTGTTTGGTACAGGGTCAGATTTAGAAATTTATCATGATGGAAGTAATAGTTATATAAAGAACACTTTTGCTACTGGTGATTTAATACTTGATTCTGCACAGAATTTCTATATTAAACACTCTGGTGAAGTACAAATACAGGCTGTTAATGATGGTGCAGTAAACCTTTACTACGACAACAGTAAAAAGTTTGAGACTGAAAGTACAGGAGTCCATGTCACAGGTAATGTATCAATTACTGGTGATTATTTAGCTGATGATAATGAAAAGCTAAAAATGGGAGATGGTCATGATTTTCTAATTTATCACGATGGAAGTGCCAACTACATTAAAGGTACTAACGATCAATTTCTTTATTTTGCTACTAACGATACTACTAGATGGTCTATTGCTAATGACGGACATCTTAGACCACAGGCAAACCAAACTTATGATATAGGTTCAAGTGTTCAACAAGTTAAACAAGCCTATGCAAAAGAGTTTATTGTACGTGATGATGGTTATTTTAAAGCTGGAAATTTAGCAGATTTACAAATTTATCACGATGGGTCTCATTCTTATGTAAGTGCGTCTGGAACTGGTGCTTTAAAATTATTAGGTAATAATAATGATGATGTTCAAATACAACCTAGATCAGGATATAATTCTGCAAGATTTAAACCAAACGGAGCCGTAGAATTATATTACGACAACGGAAAACGTATTGAAACAACAACATACGGAATAACTGTTACTGGTAATAGTAATAATCCAACAACCGATTCTTGGGATACTAATAGTTCGATAATCACTTCTGGTTCTTACGGTGGTGGTATTGCAATGATTGACGGATCTGCTGGATTTGTTCAATCTCTTGACGGGAGTGGAGCTAACTATTATTTAAGAAATGCCACAACTACAAGTACACCCGAAACAAGCATTAAAGCAGTTACCAACGGTGCAGTAGAACTCTATTACGACAACACTAAAAAATTTGAAACTACGAGTACAGGAGCAAAGGTAAGTTCTGCTACTCATTCAAAACTCCATATTACGAGTGCTGATAACAACTCAGGAATGATTAATTTAGGACCTTCAAGTAATGATGATTCTGCTCAGATTTGGTATGATGATTACGCTAATGGGATGTTTGTTAGAACTACTACTAATACACCTATAACTCTATATACCAACAACACACAAAGATTAGTACTACAAAACGATGGTCATTTAAGACCTTATGCAGACAGTTCTTATGATTTAGGTTTAACAGGCACTAGATGGAGAAACGTATATGCTGACACTTATTATGGTGACGGATCAAACCTTACAGGTATTAACACAGACTTAGTATCTGACACATCACCACAGTTAGGCGGTAATTTAGATTGTAATGGTAAAAATATTGTATTTGGAGATAGCTCTGATGGTAGTTCTGATGATGTTTTATCATTTGGTGCTAGTGGAGATTTAAAAATATTTCATCAAGCCGATCAATCAAGAATCGTAGAGTCTGGCCCAAGTGTTTTAAAAATAATGGGGACTGATGTTCGTCTATCAAATGCTGGAAATACAGCAGATTATATTCAAGGCAATGATGGTTCTGACGTTAAACTCTTTTTTAATGGTAGTGAAAAATTTGCTACAACCGTTAGTGGCGCAAAAGTTCTTGGTCATCTATATCTGGATGACGATTACAGACTAAGACTTGGAACTGACGATGATCTAAACATATATCATAATAACTCTGCTAACACTAATGAATTTACATCTCCTTTAAGTACTAACTTCAGAGGAAAGAATTTATATTTCTATACAAATCATAATAATAGTTCTGAGTCTGCAATTATGGCATACGCCAATGCACAGACAGAGTTATATTACGACAACAGTAAAAAGTTCGAGACCACGAGTAATGGTGCGATTGTTACAGGATCATTAGGTGTTGATGAGCTGTACATGGGAGATAGTGAAAAGATAAAAATAGGTGCTAATGATGATTTACAAATTCATCATTCAAGTAATGCGTCTATTATTGAAGACACCTACGGTGATCTTAGAATACACTCAAATAGTGTTAGATTACAGAGTTATACAGGTGGTGAAAAATACTTTGATGCTACAGTTAACGGAGACGTAGAACTTTATTACGACAACAATCAAAAGTTAAAGACTGTTTCTAATGGAGTTCAAGTTAACGGTTATCTTGAAGGAATGTCTGGAGACCATTTAACATTCAATACTGCGTCTGCTCATAATATAAGATTTAGAACTAATGGTACACTTAGATTTTCTCTTGATACAAGTGGTCATCTTGTACCTTATGCAAATAATACTTACGACTTAGGTACTTCATCATATCGTTTTAGAAACATTTACACCAATGACCTTCACTTATCTAACAAAGGTTCATCTAATGATGTCGACTCAACTTGGGGTGACTGGACAATACAGGAAGGAGAATCAGACTTGTTCTTAAAAAATAACCGTTCTGGTAAAAAGTATAAATTTAATTTAACGGAGGTATCATAATGGCTCTTTTTTCTAAAGATAACATGATTGTTGCATGGGCTAATGTTTATGCAAGTAATGGAACAATAAGAGATTCTTATAATGTTTCAAGTTTGTCTGATGATGATAGCGGTAGGCAACATCTAAATTTAACAGACGCCTGCGATAACAATACATACGGAATCTTAGGTACAGCAACAGCAGCTAGTGGTGGTAATTCGTATGCAAACAGAGGTCAGATTATTACTTCTTATGAAGGTAATAACAGTGCTGAAAATGGAAATAATTCCTCAGGCTCTAATGAAGTTCCTTATGCTATTGAATACTCTGGTAACAATGGTGCTGGTGCTGTATCTCATGTAACGATTGCAGTTGTGGGGTCAAACTAATGAGAATTGTTTATTCAAAAAATAGCGGTACAGACATATCAGTTTTGTTTCCAGTATTAACTGAAATAAATCCCAAAACTGGTAAACCGTTTACTGTTGATGAAATTGCTAAAAAAGATGTACCAACAGGACTTAAATATAAAATCATAGAAGAATCTGACTTACCTACAGATCGGTCATTTCGTGACGCATGGACAGTTGATGAGGCAGATCTTACAGATGGAGTAGGCGAATGAGCATAATTAAAATAGATATGACAAGAGCTAAAGAAATTCACAAAGCAAATATCAGGACAGCTAGAGAACCAAAACTAGCTGCTCTTGATATTGAATTTCAAAAAGCTTTAGAAACCAGCTCAGACACAGCTGCGATAGTGTCCAAAAAACAAGCATTAAGGGATGCACCAGCTGATTCTGCAATAGAAGCAGCAAAAACTGATACTGAATTAAAATCTCAGTGGAATACAACTATACTTGGAGACTCTCCTTACTAAAATGGCAATTACAAAAACTTGGGAAGTAAACACCCTAGAAAGAGAACTAGCTGATGGTTATGTTAAAAAAGTTATCTATCGTGTAAAAGGTATGGACGGTAGTGAAGAAAAAGCAAGAGCAACTGGTCAGGTAGAACTTGCTAAACCAGATACTTTAGTACCTTACAAAGATCTAACTGAGTCAACAGTACTTGGTTGGGTTAAAACAAAACTTGGAACTAATGAAGTTGCAGCTATTGAGAAATCTTTAGAAGATCAAATAGCACTTATTAACACACCAGTTACAGCAGAAGGAAAACCTTGGTCATAATTAAATATGCACGCACCCAGTTTTATTGAAAAGTACCCAAATGCTATACCTAATGATCTATGTGATAAGTTAATAAAATTAGCTGATAATACCTTAAAAACTTATCCACAACCATATAAAAATATATCAGAAACAGGTAGAAAAGATTGGTTTATGTTTACCCATTCAATATGGGATATAGCTTCTCCTATTAATAAAATTTTATCAAATTGTTTTGAGTTGTACATGAACAAATATAATGGTGCTGCTTACAGTAATCGTTATTTTTCTCATAATCAAAAATTACAAGTAACACCACCTGGCGGTGGGTTTCATGAATGGCATAATGAACATTCATCCTCTTACGGTATGGATAGAATTATGGCTTGGATGTTTTATTTAAACGATATAGATTCTGGTGGAGAAACGGAATTTTTACATCAACGAGTACGGCTTAAACCTACAAAAGGCACGTTAGTGCTTTTTCCAGCAGCATTTACACACTGTCATCGTGGCAATCCTCCTTTAAATGATACTAAGTATATACTTACTGGTTGGTATCATATAGCCATTGATCCTAACTAATAACACAACAATTATGACTAGACCAACCACTGAACAACTAAAATCATCACTTGAACAACTTGTTAAAACATATAACGAGTCAATTCAAACACAACAAAATTGTAAAGAAGCTATAATAGCTACACAAGCAGTTTTAAAAGATAGAGAGTTAGAAGATGGAAATACCAACGATACTAATTCCAAATCCACAAAAGTTTGAAACAATATCTATACCTTTACCCACTGCTGACGTTCCTAGTTATGTACCTTTGGTAGTGCCTCCTAGTGATCTTAGAGAACCAGAAGGTACAGAACCAGAGGCTACAGAAGAAGCACCTACTGGTATAAGGCAAGTTGACATACCGTTTACGGACTTCAAAATGCCTTTACCAGAAAACGAAATACTTATAACG